CGGCGTCGGCCCGGTCTTGTCGATCACAATGATGCGCGTCGCGAAGTTCGTTCCGTACTTCTGGTATTCCTTCCCGTTCACGCGAATGTTGGCGCGTACGTTGTAGCGCTGGGCTACCTTCTGGAACCAACGCTCGGAATCGCCGCCGATGAGACTCGCGCCGCCGTTCGCGTCATTCGCCCGGCCGCCGCCCAGGATCGCGACTAACCGCCCGCCGGGGGCTAACCGCTGCAGCGCGCTATCGACGTGGTTGTAGCCGTACTTGTTATTGTTCGCCGCTTCGTGCGATTTGATGGCGCTCGCCGAAAACGGCGGGTTCATCAGGATGACTGTGGGCTTGATCGCCAGATCGAGCAGCGAATTGATGATCTCGCCGTCATGCTGCGTGGCCTGGCCGAAGCCCGCAGCTTCGAGCATGGCAACGCGCCGGTCGGCGATCTCGTTGACGTAGACCTTGGCGCCGATGCCCTTCGCCCACATGGCGAGCCCGCCATTGCCGGCCGAGGGTTCGAGCACGACGTCGGCCGGGGAGAGCGCTGCCGCTTTGGCCGCCACGAAAGCCTCGGTGGGCGGCGTCGAGAACTGCTGATTGTCGATCTGTTCCTGGGTGCGCGTGGCTTGCGAGGGAACCAGCGTCATCAACTGCCGCAAGTGCGCGAGCGCCTGGATGGGTGCCATCGCCATCAACGCGCCGGCGCGGGTCTGCGTCCCGTTTGAGCCGGGCAGTTCCGATAGTAGGAACTTGTTAATGCCCGCTTCCAGTGCGTCGAATGCGTCCTTGGGAGTCCATTCGCCCGAGGTGCGCGAGCCGCCGAAGTACTTTTCAGCGAGTTTGTTGAACTCGGTGACATTGCCGAGCGCTTCGCCGTTGCGGAGCTTCTGATAGACCGCTTCGACGAGCGCGGGCGCTCCCCCTCCCCCGGCCGGGGCGGGGGCGGGGGCGGGGGGCGCTGCGAGGCCTAAGCGCTGGGCGACTTTCGCGGCGATGCGGTGGACCTGGTTGAGGATGGCGTCGACGGGGAAATTGACCGTTTGGGCGACGTCGTCCAGAATATCGCCCACATCGGCGCGCATCTTCTCGGCCCAAGGCTCGAATTCGACGTGGCCCGCGAGCATGTGCTCGGCGCCGATCCTCGCGAGATCGATCAGTGTGTCTTTATCGACCGCGCCAGGCTGCGGCGGTCCCGGCGAGAGCGAGAGCAGCGGGCCATTGCCTTTCGCTGCGTTGCGCTGGGCGATCTTATCGCGCAGCCGTTTGCGGGCAGCGTCGGCTTCATCGGAGGCCGCGTTACGTGGGGCCGCGGCGGGAGGCGCGGGCTTCGGAGCGGGCGTGGAGCTGATGTGCTGCGCTACGCCTTTACCCTTTGGCGCTATTCGGAGGTGCGTCTCGCCCCCTCCGGTTACGAAGCGATCAATAACACCGCGCCGCAGTAACTCCTGCAGCGCACCATGAAGCGTCTCACGGCTGAAGGTTGGATCGTGGAGGAACGCATCGCCGGCCGCGTCTACATCAGAGAGATGCCCGGGCCTCACCAGGTCAAGGACTCTTTCCTCGGCCTTGTTTCTTTCAGGCGGCCGAGGCGCGGGGGGCTCCGGCGCTTTCTCGATAGGTACAGCGCGGTACTTGTCTTTGTCGAAGCGCCAGTTGGGCGCCTTGTCGGAGGGCTCGACCTTGTAGTCGTCCATCGCCATCCAACGCGAGCGCAGTTCCTTCGCGGCGTCGGTCGCTTCCTCTTCGGTAGCGAATACCTGAGCATTCGGCGATGACCACTTATTCTCACCGTGAGCCTTGACGATGAAGTGGAAGCCGGTTTGCGGCGCTGGCGGCGCGGGCGAGGCCTCCTCTTTCGGCTCGCCCAGGATTGCGTGCAATTGCATCCGGACGGCTTGCATCGCCATCACGGAAAGATCCGGCCAGAGTCCATCCTTCCCGTCGCCGTGCGTGCCTGGATTGGGCTTGTTGCCGAGCAGGTAGTCCCTGTAGGCTACGGCGTACATGCGCTTTTCCGTGTTCTTAATACCGCGGACGTAGTCCTCGCTATGGCGCGCCGTGTTGATGGTGACTTTCGGCGCCGGAGGCGCGGGCGGCGCGGGCTCGCTGAGGGCTGACGGCTGAGAGCTGATAGCTTCCTTCTCCCCGCTCGCCGCCGCGACGGCCGCGTCGATGAGATCGTCCTCCGACATCCCCGCCGCGCCCGCGAGATCGAGAACCGGCGCGGGCGCGGGGGTTTCGGGCTCGGCAGCCGCGGGCGCGGGTTTGGTCTGGTTCACGGAACGGCTTACGTCGGCCGCTTTGACCGCGTGCTCGTGGCCGTCGTCGAACCGGACGAGATAGCTTGTCTTGTCCTTGCCGGCGACTTGGGCGCTGATGCCGATGACTTCGCCATACGCGGCGGGTCCGCCCGAGTGCAGGTTGACCTGGACGCGATCGCCGACGCGGATGGGGGTGGGGGATTCGGGCTTGTTGACGTCCTGGACATCGCGCGACACCGATCCGGCGGGATACGTTCGGATTTTCTTGTGAACCAGCACGTCGACGAGCCAGCCGCCGTGATCGGGGCCGTTGTCGTAGACCTGGCGCACTTCACCGCGATCCACCGCGCCGCCGGGACCGCGCACGTAGACCGTCTCGCCCTTCTGGAAGGTAGGCCGGGCCGGCTCGGCCGTCACCCGCTCCTGCTGAACCGTCATTTCGGTGCCGTCGTCGTCGAAGCGAACGCGGATGCCGTCGCGCGTCTCGGTATTGGCGAACCGCTTCAGGTTCGTCATGGTGACGACTGCGGGTCGCTGCCTGCCATCGGGCGCGTCAACGATGACTTTCTGACCGACGTGGACGGGCTCGGGGCCGATTTCGGTGGGATTCTCTGCCAGTTGCCACTCGATTGCGCCCATCAGCGTGTGCCGGTCCGCGCCCTTCATCTGGTCGTAAGGCGCGACGAGGGTAACGCTCAATCCATCGGGGTTGATGGTCGCGACGGTCGGCCGCGATTCCATGCGGTTGTCGTAGAAGCGATTGCCATCGCGGACAGGCGCCGGAACCCCAGGCGGCAGCTTCGCCGGTTGGCTGAGAGCTGACGGACCGGGCGTTTGGCCCGCCTGAGAGCTGACAGCTTGCAGCTTGTCCCTCTTCGCTTCGAGCGCTTCGAGGTTCTTCTGCAGATACGGCTTTTTGCCGCCCGCCATTTCCCGCTTGATAGCCTCGATCTGCGCGAGCGTGCGGTCGAGCTCGGCCTGGTCGGGGGCCGGAGCGGGCGCGGGGGGTGGAGCTGCTTCGGGCTCAGCTTCGGGTTCAACTTCGGGCTCGGCCGGCGCGGGCTCGGCTTCGGCTTCGGACTCCGTCTGGAGCAGATACGGCGCGCGCTCCTTCACTTCATCGAGAATGTTCTGCGGTAGCTGTTGGCCTTCCTTCAGCGCGCGCTCGACGCGAATTGCCCAGTTGGCGCGCGCCAGCTCCGATTGCCCTTCTGTCCTAACCTTGTTGCGCCAGTTGAGCAGGACAGCCGCTTGCGATCGCTTGGGGCCGCCCTGGTAGAGGTGCAACTCCTTCGTCATCGCATGGAGTTCTTTACCCGGTAACTCGGCGAGCGAATCGATGGTGGCCGTCGAGAGGCGTTTGCGGATCTCCCACACGCTGAGCGCCCGCGCGATCACGTCGGCCTTTTTGCCCGTCGTCGCGGCGCCGATGAAGCGCGCGAGCACGCGCAAGTGCGCCGCGGTGAAACGGTCGAGTGATTCCGGCGTCTCTTCGTCCGGATTGATAGCCAGCACCGAACCCTTTTTGACTTGGGTCGCTTCGGGGAGTAGTTTGAAATCCTTGTAGGGAAGGATCGGGCTGAGAGCTGACGGACCGGGCGTTTGGCCCGCCTGAGAGCTAGAAGCTGGTGTTACTTCACCGGCAGGATGCTCGTTCCCGGCGCCGGTTGACAGTGGCCCTTGAGGAGCATGTCCCGCACCTGCGCCAGTATTCGGTCTTTGCTTTCCGCTGAGAGCTTCTGCTTCGGCAACAAGATGGGCTCGGACTGCGGTGTAGGCGGCTTGTTTGGTGGCTGCAGCATTTTTACCTTCGGCCAGCGCGGACGCGGCGGCTCCGAGCGCATCGGAAACCGGACCGGACCGTGCTGACAGCTTATCGTAAATCGCGAGCGCCTGCGCCGCCTGCTCGGCCTGCGCGGCATTCTCTTCCGGCTTAATGACGTTTCCGGTTCCGGCAAGCTGCTGCGCGGCGCCCGAAGTTCCGACTGTGCCGAATAACCGCTTCTCGGCCCCAAGCTGCTTGCGGATGTAATCGGAGATCTCCGCTTTCTCGGCTATCAGCGAGCGGGTTACTTCTTCCTCGCCGAACAGACTAACCTGTGTTTCGGTTTTCTTCGGCGCGCCGGCTTCGCCCGTCGAGAGGCGGATCATCTCCGCAACTTGATCGTTGGTCGGCCGCTTGCCGCGATCCTCCATCTTTTGGATCACGTCGGCGAGGGCGCGTTGATCGGCGTGCTCGGGCAGGCCTGCGCCAATCACCGCGCCGCGCGAGGCGCTCAGATCGCCCGAGATCACTTGACTGAATAGGTGCGGATCGAGCTTCGAGAGAGCGAGGCCTTCGCTCGCGACCTTGCCGGTGAGCGAGACGCCGCGTTTTTTGAGGTCGGCTTCGGTAAATCCGCCATCGCGAAACAGCTTCGCCGCGTCCGTCGAATCGCCGCGGCCTTCGGCGATATTGACCATCGCCCCTACGGTTCGCGCTTCTTTCGCATCGGGCGCGTCGATATAGCGCGAGGTGATGTTGGGCGTTCCCGTGCGCTCGGCGAGCGCGAGGCGGTTGTGGCCGTTGACGATATAGGTTTGCCCATCGGCCGGATCGCGCCACACGAGCACCACGCCGGCCATGTTGGGATCCCAATTCTCGACCGAGCGCAGCTCGGGGCCCGCGCCGCCCTGGCCGACGTTGGCCTTGAACTGGAAGCGGGAAGGATCGACCTTGATCGAGGAAACGGGGAGATCGACGACGGAGCCGGGCGCGCCCGGGGCGGGGGTTGCAGACTGTGGCTGTTGCGCGACACTCGCGGGCGCGGGCTGTACAGGATTCTGTACATTCTCAGCGGCTTGCGAACTCGCGGGGCGCGCGGGAGGTTGGTTTTGGCTGACGGCTGACGGACCGGGCGTTTGGCCCGCCTGAGGGCTGACAGCTTGTGTAAACGCCTCGACCGACATCGGCGCGGGCGAGGTCATGTGGCCTTCGTGGTTCAGCCATGTGTAGACCTGACCATCGGCTACGCGCTTGACTTCATAGGTGCCGTGCGGGGTTTCAAACTTCGCGCCGGCTACCACGGAAGGCGTGGAATCGACGTTAGTCTTTTCGGGCGGAATGGGCGCGTTTTTGTCTATCGGGTTTTCGGGAGCGGCGGGCGGCGCTTCGGTTGGCGCGGGCGCAGGTGGCGGAGCGGAAGGAGGAGAAGGCGGAGGGGTCGCAGCGGGCGCAGGCTCTTCGGCGGGCGGCTCAGGCGGCGGCAGCTTCGGCGCGTTTGCCTGCTGGCGAGCAGCTTCGGCGCGCGCTTCGGCGGCGCGGGCTGCTTCCTGCGTATTCAGGTTTTCCTGAAGGATGCGTTGGGCTGTTGCGAGATTCGCAGCTCCGCCGAATTCGCCCTTAGCGTGAAGTCCCGCCATCGTGGCGAGTACTCCTTCCAGGCCTGCCTGCCCCAGCTTCCCTACGGCGCCCATGTAATCGCCGTGCTGGTAGAGGTTCCAAGCCTCCGGAGCCGTTGTCAGCGCCGCGTGGCCAGCCTGTGTGGCAGCGAAGTAAGTCGAGATCGCGGCATTGATGAGCTTGCCGGCCTGCGCCACCGGAACGTACCGACTCGCTGCGAGCCCGGCCACGCCTTCAACCCCACCCGCGAGCGCTAGATTTTCCAGTTCTCCCGCTGTGGGTGTCCCCGGCATCACCTCGCCGCCCTGATTCTTGAGGAGCGGCGCGAACGATGAACCCCTGCCGGTCGGCGGCTGCTCGATCGCCGCGTTGACTCCCGCGGTCTGTTCTGCCTCCGACTGCATCGCAAGTGGAATCGGCGCCGCGGGCACTCCCGGCAATTTCCCGCCGAGTTTCTCGAGCCCGCGGATCGGCTCCGCTTCCGGCGCTGCGTCTTCGATGCTGCCTCCGAATTTGCCGATAGACGAGAGATCGAGATCGCGCTTCCCTGGCGAGGGCGTCGCTTCGAGGGTTCCACCGAACTTCGCGAGAGAACTCAGGTCGAGCTGCGCCTGGTGTTTATCGGCGGACGCATCTATAACGGTCCCGCCGAACTTGCCGATGGTGTCGAGATTTAACGGCTGTTCGTCCGCCACTGTTTACTTGGTGATGAGAGTGCGCCCTTGCGAGTTGAGCCACGCCTGCGCCTGCCCACGGTCTTTGAAGTGGGCGACCTTGCCGTTGCCTAAATCGATGCGGACCTCGCCCGTGGACTTTGCTCCGCCTGCAGGCGCGGCTGGCGCTGCCACGGGCGCGGGCTTAGCTGATAGCTGAGGGCTGACGGCTGATGGCTGCCCTGCAGGTTTCGGCGCCACGGTCGGCGCGGCGGGGGGCGCGGGCGCGGCTGCCGCGTCGGCGGTGGCTTTGTGATCGAGGTACAGCACGCCATCCTGCTTGTGCCAGATCGAGCCATCCGGCCCCTTCGTGGTTTCGCCTTCTTTGGTGGCCTTGGTCGTGGCTGGGTCGGGCGGCTGGACGCCATATAGCTTGGCTTTGCGAACCTGGAGGCTTTGCAGTTGAGCGGTCGCGCCGTCATACCGCGCCTGATAGGGCTTAGTGGCGTCGGGAATGTCGGGCAGCGCTTGCACCTGTCCGCTCTTGTCGACGAAGGTCTTATTGCTCAGCGTCTCGCCCAACTCGTAGCGCTTCTCGTGGAGCGCCTGCTCCTGGGCGTCGATCTTGTCGGCTTCGCGCTGATCGAAGCGGCCTTGGACGCCACGCTGGCCGCCGGTCCCGCCCGCTGCTGCCTGCTGCTTGGCGAGTTCGAGCCGCGCGGCTGCGGTATTGGCCTGCTGACCCATGATGCCGATGCGCGCGTTCTGATACTTGAGCGTATTCTCGCGCAGCGCTTTGGTGTTTTCGTACGTCGCGCGCTGCTCGCTCGTCATGCCCATCTTGTCGAGGTCGTTCGGATCGAGATCCTCGGAGTATGCGGGCAGGATGCCCCTGATGCTTTCGGGTTGCCGCGCTACCACGCCGTTGTAAGCGGCTTCTCCCTGCGGGAGCGCGATCCTGAGCGATTGCGCGGCGTTGGCGAGTTGCTTCCGCTCGAGATCGGCGTTCATGCCCTGCATCTCGGCTTCGCTCTTGGTCTTCTCGGTGTCGGCGCGCGTCGCCTGGGTATCGGCTTCCTGCTGGCGGATATTGTTCTGCCGGAGCTCGTTCGCTTCCTTGGCGATCTGTTCGCCCGTCCGCAGGCTGGCGATATGCAGCTTGAAAGCGTCGTCGCCCGGATAGACGGGGTGAGCTTGCGCGAAGTTGGCCTCTTCCGGATCGAACTTTTGCACTTGCGCGAGATACCCGGCCCAGTGCGCGGGATCGTTTTTCTCCTCGTCAGGTAAACCCATATAAGCCTGGGCCTGGCCGCCGAGGATATTGTGCGATTTTTCCGTGTTTGAAAGCTGTTCGCCTGTGCCCTTCGCTTTCTCTGCAACCAGTTGCGCGCGCTTCATTGCGAAGTCGTTCAACATGCCCGGCGCCGCCCCGTATTTCGCGCCAAGTTGCAGCGTCTTGTCCGGATCGCCCTGCGCCTCGACGTACGCGCGCTGCATCGCGGCCTGTGATTGCATCGCGATCTGCGCCTGCCGGTTGGCCATGTCCTGGGCCTGGATCTGCTCGGCCGTCAACTGCTGGTTCTGCAGCATCGCCTGCGCGGTGAGCCCGTTGTGTTCGCCCGCCTGGAACGCCTGCGCGAAGTTCTCGTTGTGCGGCGCGTTCACCTGCATGGGAATGCTTCCGTAGCCGCCCATGTTAGTAGCCCGCCGGCGAACTGTAATTCGAATAATTCATGTTGGGGTTGTAGAAGCCGGGGTTGAAGAAGGGGTTGCCGCCGCCTGCTGGCGCGCCCGGCGTCGGCCCCACGCTCGACACCACGGGAACGTTGCCATTGGGCGTCATAGGATAGCCCGTGCCTAATGCGCCGCTGCCTTGGGGCACTTGCACCTGAGGACCGAACAGGCTCGGACCGCTCATGTTGGGCGTCACGCCCGGGCCGGCGTAGGTTCCCGAAACCGATGGATACTGCAACGTCCCATTCGGCAGAGTCGTCGGCATGCCATACCCGCCGCCGCCGTACCCACCACCTCCAGGCATGCCATACCCGCCGCCGTAGGGATTCAACCCCTGGCTCATGGCGTACTGCTGGCCGGCCACCTGGCCCACGCCGTTCAACGCGCCCGTCCATGCGTTCGCTGACGCTGCCTGACCTGAAGCCAATCCGCCCTGCCCCTGCATGTAGTAGTTGAGTCCGGCCTGCGTTCCCTGCAATCCGAGATTCGCGTTGAATTCGGCTCCGCTCAGGCCCATATTGGCGACCTGGCTCGCCGCGCTCATCGTGTTGCCCGACGCGATGTTGCCGTAATTCTGGGCGGCCGCATCGGACATGCCGGTCGAAGTCAGTCCGATCCCCGCCATGGTGGAGAGATCCTGGAACTGGTTGTTGCGGTTGGTCTGGAACGATTGCAGCGCGTTGTTATAAGCGTTCTGGTAATAGGTAGAGGCCAAACCCTGCGAATACTGCGAGAGCGCTTTACCGGTGCCTCCGGAGGCGAGCGAGCCCGAGGCCGCGGCGCTTCTGGCGATGGCCTGGTTCCCCTGGTCCATCTGGAACTCGAGGCCCGGCGTCGCCATCGCCTGGGCCTCAGTAGGCGCTTGAAATTGAGTAGTGAGCGAGCCGCCCGGCGCGATCGCGTTCGAGAAGGCGTTGATGCCCGCCTTGCCGGCTGTTAGGTAGGGGTTGAGATTCGCTTGCTCGTTCTGGTTGACGCCGTAGAGGATATCGTTGGCTTGATTCTTGCCGGCGTCGATGCCCCCCTGGCCGATCTGTGTCGCTCCCGAGACGAAGCCTTGCTGTGTCTTGGTGACATCCTGGATCTGCTGGTTCGCCGTATTGCCGGCGTTCGCCAGCGTTTTGCCCGCGCTCTTCGCTCCATTCGAGCCGATGAGTCCGCCGATAAGACTGCCGCCGATGCCGATGGCCGCCGAGATGGGATCGTAGCGCCGGCGGTCGCGGTCTTGCGGGTAGGGATCGCCGATCGGCCCGAATTCGAGTAGCTGGTTGCGCGTCATGTTAGGGCCTCTCGACGGCGGTGACGATCAGGTCGAAGGGCTTGCCCCGCCGGATGCCGTGGCCGGCCAGCAAGTCTCGCTTCTGAAATCCCGTGGCGAGCGCGAGCTTGAGAGCGAGGCGGTTGTACGACGGTACCGGCCCGACCAGCGTCCGCAGATTCGTCGCCGTCCAGACCCAGGCGAGAAACCCGAGGACGATCCGCTCCGTTCGCCCCCAATGGCTTGGGGCCACGCAGACGTGGACTTCCGCGGCGCCGTCGCCGCGCGGGCAAAGCAGAAACAAAGCGACGGGTGTATCGGCCGCCCACACCAGTATCCAGAGATCGCTCGGCGAGATCTCGACCTGCAGATCGCCGAGCGCGGGCGCGTCGTCGTTGACCATGCGCCTCCAGCATTTCTCGTTCGTGAGTAGTGACTGAATCGCGGAAGTATCGTGGGTGAACTCAAAGCGGAAGGCGGGAGAGGGAGACATCGGGGTGGGTGTTACGCTTGGGAGGTGCAGTATCGAGCTAATCCGGTGACGGTGGAAGCGTGGGAAATAGTCGGCCTCCGCTGGATCGACAGCTCACGGGGCGACATGGATCTCGAACTGTCTGACGGCGCGAAGGTTGTCGCGACCGCCGAGATGACGGCTCGCTATACGCCTGTTCTTGGCGACTACTGGGTAAGGCAGGAAGACGACTACTGCTACGTCAATCCGAAGAACGTCTTCGAGAGAAAGTACAGTCCGCTTGTCGCGCGGCTGAAAGCTGATAGCTGATGGCTGATAGCTTTCCCCGCCGCTTCTTTCTCGCGTCGCTCGCCGCGTCGGTCGCGACGGCCGCGGTGGACGTTGAGAAGCTGCTGTGGATTCCCGGCGCGAAGACGATCTCGATACCGGCGCCGCCGCGATTCAATTCGGGGGTGGCGATTGCGCGCAACGGCGAGCGGCTTGCTGCGTTCGATTACGAGGCCAGCCTCTACAGAGCCCAAGCGGAAGCGCTTCGCGCGCTCAATGCGATGATCGATACGTGGAACTCGGAGGCAATGACGCGCTCGCGAGCTACGCATCGCGTTTCGCGCGTCTTGGCTGACGGCTGAGAGCTGATGGCTGATAGCTTTTCCCGCCGCTCGTTTCTCGCCGCGTTCGCCGCCGGGCTCGTGCTCGATCCGGAAAGATTGCTCTGGAAGCCGGGAAAGAAGCTAATCTCGATCCCTAAGCCTTCACTGGATATCAGCGAGCGCGAATGGATCACGGTCCACGAGATTTGGGTGCGCTACCAAGGCCAGGTGCTTTACTACCTCGAGGGCGAGCTTATTCAGATTTGGCCGGAAGCGTTGGCGCCGGTGTCCTTCGTCGCGCCTAACTTTGACCATCCGTGGGGGCGGCTGGTGGAGCGGGAGGAGGCGCGGAATCGTTACTCGGCGGAGCCGGCTGCAGCATCTCCATTGGTATCGGTTGCAGCACCACAGCCAAGGATCGCTTCCGCCGCTTCCCGAAATCCACCATTACGTCCGCGTCACTCGGAATACTACGTTTCTCCTCGGGCAAGGGAAGGCGCTTGACAACGCCCGTGAAGGTGGCTGAGCCGCCCTCGTGGAATAGCGAGGGTACGGTGATCGAGATGGTGTCGCCGATTTTGAGAGTCATCAGTCGTCAGTTCTCAGTTGTCAGTGGCGCGTTAGACTTGATCGATGGCGTACTGCAAAACTGTTAGCCTTCCTGATGGCGGAATGGCCATCGTCAGATTCTCGGGCAAGCGCCCTCGTTGCTCAGTCTGCGGCCGGTTAAGCTCCAAACTCTGCGATTTTCGCCTCAGCGAGGGAAAGACCTGCAACCGGCATCTATGCGCGAAATGCGCGGTTTCTGGCGGCGTCGATGTCGATTATTGCCCTACGCACTCGTCGGCGGCGCCGGCGTAGAGCGTTGGTCCCATGTGGACTCTTTGTAGTGTGACAGGCTTGCCGCGTCCTGCCGTGGCGTCCCCTTTGTGTTCGCGTTCGATTGTGCATTCCTAGCCCGTGGCATCGGCGCACTCTCTATAGCAAGGCTCGCCCACTTCATGCGGCCTTCTCCCGTGACGCTCCCCGTCCGTTCGATAATTACATCATGCCCGATTTCACGCGCGCGACCGAACTCACCAACGAAGTAAAGCTCGAAATCCAAACGGCGTTTACTTATATTCCGTGGGATGATGAGCAGACCGCCAAGGGCGTCAAGATCCGCGAAGCCCTCGCGCATGCTGTTGAGGTGATCGTCGCCAATGCGCCGCCGTGTCCGGACCGCAGCGCGGCTATTCGCAAGCTCAGAGAAGCGAGAATGGATGCGAACAGCGCCATAAGCCACAAGGGCCGCTACTAACGAGTTAAGCGCGCCGCGCTTCCTTGGAGGCTCCGGAATCAAACCGAGAGCGCGTACCGCAAAGCTCGGCAGGCCGGAGCGACAACATCATTGCCCGAGTGTTGCGTCATATCCTGCTGCTATCAGAGCAATAGGAGCAATGTCGGTTATTGTAATTCGGAACACCCTACCCTTGAACTTACTTCCACCCAATCGTGGAAACACCAATCGTGCAAACGTCGCATAATCGGTCTTTCGAGGTAAGTGTGTGTTACTCCACGTCACCCCGCCATCGTCCGACCAATCCAAGACCGGTTGCAGATTGAGCGAATCCGCGTCCGATCCCGCGGCTACCTGCGCATCGATCCAGAACCGGTGGAAGAAAATGCGCTGAATGCCTGACGAGATGTACGGGCACGCCCGGATCCGCTTGATGAACGTACTCGCCGGCGACACGGTGGCATCGCTCAGATTGTCGAGCGACATCGTATACACGTTGCCGTTCTGCCAGTCGCCCACGAAGAGAGTCGGCGGGAGAGGCAGCGACACCGCGCCATGCGGCGCGAGAGCCACGTAGGCGAGCGACGCGGCGCGATGCCGGTTGAGGTTCACTCCGTCGAACCAGGCGCGCTCGTGCCAGAATCCTGTCGTCGAATCGAACGCCCACGTCGCGTTGGCCGTGGGGAACGACACCACCCAGGTATGATGGCCCTGCTCGAAATACGAATACGCGACGGCATCTTGGATCACGGCGTACTTGCGCCAGGCGGCTTCGACGGCGTGCGTCGAGACCCGTGTCGGCTGGAAGCCTCGCGCCCACATGGCGAACGCGCCGCCATGTCCAGCGTCGGCTGCGATCCACATGACGCCGTTATTCAGCCGTCGAACCGAGCTCGGCGCCTGGCAGCCGTAGTGCATGAACGCCCCGGGCACGCGCTGAAACGGACTCAGCGCCGCGCCGGTATCCTGCCAGATCTCGGTCGATTCTTCGTCACCGAAGATCCAAAGCTCTTCGTGGTCGGCGAACACACGGGCGATCGCGTCAGGGTAGCCTTCCTTGGCCGCAACGTCGATCGCGTCCCACTTGGCCCCGCCCAAGGGTAAAAGGTTCGACCAGTAGAAGAGGTTGGTCGATGGCTTCGAGACGATGAAATAGCCGTCGAGAAATGTGCCGGAGAATGCAGTGACAGGGCCGAGCGCCTCGCTCGCGAGACCGCCCTTCGAGCCTATCGCGCCTAATGAGCCCGAGCTGGTGAACGCGTTGCCGTATTGGTCGACGGCGGTGATATTGGTCGATTGGGGCGTGAACCCGGCTCCGCCGTTGATCGTCAGGCTGCGCCCTACATCCGTCTGGTCGAATGGGATGGCTTTGCTCCAGACGGTCTGGACGGACCCTTGGGTATAAGCGACGGGGGATACGCTGTTCGGCAGGGAAGCCGCTGTTAACGCCAGGGTATTCTCGTCGTATACATTAGCCACGGTGTAGCCCGTGCCGTTGACGGTGATGGCGCCTCCGATCATCCCCGCGTTGAATTTATCGCCCGAGGCCCAGAAGACGAACACGGGGGAGATCGTCGAAACCGTGCCCGCGTAGCCGATGGAAAGATCGCTATAGGTAATCGGCGTGAACTGCGCCGCTACCGTGCCAGCGCCGTTGTCGTAATAGAACTGCCCCGCCGAGATAATGCCCAACTGGGTACCGTTCGCGAGGATCGTAACCGGAAGGCCATCGTTGCCGATATTGCCGCGGTTGAAGGACGTGCCATCGGCGAAGACTTCGTAGAGGGAAGACCCCGATGCGACGAAAAGCCGGTTCTCGCCGGCGAACATCCCGCGTATGGGGCCGCCGCCTAATGTGATGAAGCCCGCCAGTCCCGGCGTGCCAAGCAGCGCCCCGATGTTCTTGCCCTTGCCGGACTGGTCTAGCTCCGGAAATAGGTTCATCGACGTTTGAGCGTCGAGCAACAAACTTGAGGCCCTATAGCTCCCACCAATAAATCCTTCGAGGCTAGGCATGTGAGAAAGTGAAAGCGATGTGCAAGCTTTGCGACGCTAACAACGGCGAGATGTTGAGTTGCCAGGATTGCGGACGGCTCATCTGTTTCGATGAATCGCCGGACCCGGTCGATGTCATCGACCGCGCATACGTGACCGCATCGGGCGATCTATACTGCACGCGCTGCGGCAGGAAGCACGATGCGGCGGAAGAAGAAGAGCGGGAGGACGACTTCTATGAGCCGCCCTACGATCAATATGAAGACGCGGGCTGATAGCAAATGACATCTGAGCAACTACACCAAAAGATCCTCGATGAGAACGGCTATATCGTGGTGGCTTATTTTGAGGAGTTGCCTTTAGGCCATGTTATTCCGGTATTAAATAACGACGACTGCCGGCTAAATCATCCCACGGTCGTTTCAGGGCTGACCACATGGGAAGACTACGACAGGCAGGCCCGAAAGTATTGGCAACAAGAGATCCCGAATCCAGGGGAAAAAGATCTTGTCTTTCACAAAGTCGTGGCGGAATGAAGACGCGAGCTGAAAGCTGAAAGCTGAGAGCTGACAGCTAGGGCTTCGCGTTATTCTGAATCCCCGCCACCGGCTGTCCAGCCCCTTCCGCCTGCCCTTCCTGCGCCGCGCCGGGATACGGGGGCGCGTTGGTCCCGCGGATCGCCGCGAGCGCCTGCATCGCGTTCATCGCAAGCTCGGGACTGGCCGTTCGGCCGTACCAGGGCGCGAGCAAGATAGCGAGATTGAGCTGCAGCGCGAGCAGATAGCCCGGCGCCATGTCGAAATTAGAGTTCGTGGCCAGCAATTGCGGCAGCTTTTCCCATGTCCAGAGAGTGATGTAGCCCTGACTGCCGCCGATGGTATTGGGCGTAGGCCAGATCTTGAGGGCGCCGGTCGGGTACTCGTCGTCGTACCATAGCAGCTCGACGATGTTGGCGATCCGGTTGATGTCGGTGATTTTGCTGTACTCTTCGGCCGACGCGAGGTGCATCGGGAATTGGAACGAAGGGATTCCGGGGGTTTGGTATACGGCCGCCTTGATCGCGACCGGACGCACCACGCCGAGCGTTCCGCCGGGACCGAGCGTATAGAGGCCGGCGGCCGGCGTCAGCGCATAGAGGTTCGAGGTGATGACGAAGACATTGAGCCGTGTCGTCGACCAGGAATCGAGCAGCGCGTTCAACTGCGTAAAGCCCCGCGCTAAATCGTCGGAGTTGATGGTTTCGCCGGGGGCTACTTCGTTCAGCGCTTCAAGCGCGGCTTGGATGACATCGGAGGCAAGCATGGGAAATGGGGGAGGGTGAGGAAAGCTGTTCAGCCGTCAGCCGTCAGCTATCAGCCGTCAGCCTCCGGACGCGCGAAAACGCGGCTGAAAGCTGAGAGCTGATAGCTGAGAGCTATTTCTTGTTGCTCTTCTTCTCTTCCGGCGCTTCCGCCGGCTTCGCGTTCAGTTGCGCTTCGAGCGCGGCGCACTTGTCGGCGAGTTCTTTGTTCGCCGCCTCGAACGCGGTGAGCTTTGCATGCAACGCCACGACCAGGTCGGCGTGCTCATTGGTAGCTATGGAGTGATCCTCCCGCTGTGCCTTGTGCTCGGCTTCGAGCGCTCCCAGCGCATCCTTCGTGGCATTGTGCTCGGCCTCGAGCGCCGTATTCTCCGAGAGCAATCGCTGCCAGGCGGCGCCGAACTTGGCTTCGAGCCGGTCGCAGTTAGGGCAGGTGTCGAGTTTCTTCTCGGGCTCGGGAAAGGGCTGGCGCGACCAGCCTTGCGTTTCGAGCAGGGCTTGGTGCTCCGCGTCGTTGGCGACGCAGTTGCGGCCGTTGCTATTATGCATGCCGGCCGGATACTCCTGATAATCGTAGTGAGGTGTGACTTTGTTCTTACCCGGAACTGGCGGGTAGGAGTAGACTTCGAGAGGTGGTTGAAGAGACATAAAAGTGTTTTTGAGGTGTTACCGATGAGTCATACGCCAGGACCGTGGGGCGAAGTTCTTGTCTGTTCAGATGGCGTTTATCGTGTGCCGCTGAAGTGTGACGGGCTAAGGCCGATCATCGCCTCAGTGACGTCGGAACCATACGCAGGGCAGACCCTGCTTGAGACGCGCCTCGCCGACGCTCTACTGATCGCCGCCGCGCCGGAGTTGCTGAAGGCGCTCAAGGCCGCGAAGGACGCGCTTATCAGCTATCAATACGGCAACTCAAGTCCCGAGCTTGCCGAGGAAATCGTGACGTACGCGGTCGCGGTGATAGCTAGAGCGGAACCTGGAATCGGTCTCAACGCGCAGCCAGCAAGGAGCTGACACCAACAGGACAGACCCAAACCCCTAAGGGTTGTTATACGTATTGGAAATTGGGTTGTATCTTCCGCCTCGTGATCCGGCTCCGCCCATGTTCGATTGTTCTACTTGCATGTACAGAACCTGCGCATTCATGGTCTTGACTTTCATCAAGGCTCGCGCCGCGTTATCGATTGACCAGGCGCTGATCTGGGCCCGCCGTGGATACCGCGCGGCCAGCCTGACCGCCAATCCGTACTCGATGGCTTCCTGGTAAGCAGGCGGCAGATTCACCGCCAGCGTCACATTCGCGAAGGACGGCACGCTCGCCCAGGTGTAAATCGCCACTGTTCCGACTTGCGAGGTGTCGGTGGGAATCGGCCATAGGGTAACGAGGCCGTTCGGCACAGTCCCCTGATAGTGCATCGTGGTCGGAATGGAGGATGTCAGTTCTTTCGGCGTGACCGCGGCCCATTCCTGATCGCTCAAAACGCGGAAAGGCTCTTCCACATTCGGCAATACCGACGTGAAGATATACCCGGCTCTTTCAATCCGGATCGGCCGCTGCGCGGGCCAGGTTGCGCTTATCGGACCTATCGAATACACCTGCTGATTGGCGAAGACCGGGAATAGCGAGCGCAGCTCCGCGTAGATGGTGAGCCGCTCGGCCTGCCAGGTATCGGTCATCGAGTTGAGCACGGCCAGGCCGTCCGAGGTATCGGGATTCGAGGGGCCGCGCTGGGGCGCGAGGAGGATGCCGGCGATGCGGAAGCCCGCGTAGATCAGATCGGAGACTAACATGGAGGGAGGGGTAAGATGGAGGGAGGGGTAAGATTGGGGAATGGCGAAGCGCGAAGTGCTATTAACCGCGCCCGGTTTCGCGGGCAGAACCGCCGACGTCGTCTCGCCGGAGCAAGCGGAAGACTCCGATATGGTCATCTGTCCGTACGCTGGCGAGATACGGGAGCACCGGAAAGCCTATACCGTGTTTACCGAGTGCGCGAAGTGCCGCTCTCCCATCGGCTATCGAAACGATGCGCCGTCTAAGCCGCCCAAGCTCTGCCGCAACTGCGCGTTCCGTATGGTCCGCGAGCATCGAGGGGGCTACGACCTGGTGTGCGGGCCACCTGAACGCATTTAGGGTGGGAGCTAAATTTAGGCGAGCGGCTAATGGCTGCTAATTCTGCTGAGCGCGCACGCCCATGGTGATGTTCTTCGCCAGCTTTATGAGCGGGTTCGGGTAACTCCAGCATTCGCCGGATTCGAGCAGAAAGCACACCCAGAGCAGATCCGCCTGCGGCCCGTAGTCGATGACCGCGAACGCGATCGCCGCGCCCTTCGGTGTATCGAGATAGAGAACCTGCCGCAGTTCGGTGAGCATCTGGTCTTTGGAGGCTCCTGGACGCCAACCGTGTGGGCCTTACGTCAAAGCTCAGCAGAACAGGAGCAACTTCAAGATTGAGTTAGACTGGAGTCCTGCATGTGACGTTTCCTCCGAGCGCGCGATGCGAACTCCGTAGAGCAGGTCTTCTCAGCGGTAAGAATGTTCGCGCGCTCGTCTAACTTGATAATCTTGTTTGCATGCCCCATCGACGAAGACAGAACACCTACCGTCCGCGGCGAAGAGTGCGCCATCGGATCGCGCAGGCGAGGATGGCGGATACCGAGCAAGCGGCCGAGCGGGAGTACGAGCCTAGTGGCCCGAGCTGTGCCCCGACCCATCACCGTGGAGCTTTCGATTCGCCTTCGCGTCAATCCGCGCCTCCGTCGACGCGCTGATAACGCCCTTGTGCTCCATTTCGGCCGCACGTCCCTTCGCCTTAGCGGCGTGGGAGGCGTCATTTATCGGATACTTCCGTTCTGCAGGGAGCGCGAATTGCGATGAGTCAAGCGCGTTACGCGCGGCTGCGTTGAGTTTTGCCACGATTAGTGCCCCGTCCAGTGCCCGTCGCCGTCGCTCGATGAGACGGTGGGCTTCATCTTTGCCCGCCACGTCGAATGGACATAGGAGGATTCGCCCAAGCTGGCGCGAGCGTCTTTCACCATAGCGTCGAGGTTGCCGTCTTTCGAATTCGGCGCCGACTGCGGGAGGCCAGCGGGCGAGGGACTGTCAGTATCCCCGTAGCCTTGCTTTTTGAGAAGTCTGCGCGCCTCAATTTGCGCGTCAATGGGATCGTTGTTATCGGGCATCGTAGTTTAACCTTGTAGTTGCGGGGTGGAGGAACGGAAGACTCGCCGGCGCTAACGGACGCCGGTGTCGTCGTGGGTGCGCGCGCGCCGCGATGGCGTGCCGGTTCGAGTCCGGCCCCCGCTAATCGAAAAGCTTTCAGCTATCAGCTATCAGGCGGGCCAAACGCCCGATCTTTCAGCTCGCGTTTTGCTTGGGTATTTATCGCCCACTCCAATGTCCGTCGCCATCACCCGCGCTCGGCGTCTTCGCCTTATCGCGCACATGCTCGGGCAGCGATTTGAAATCCGTCGCCGCGCGCCATTCCTTCTTCTGCGCCTCGGAAAGCGGGCTGTTCTTCGACTCCATGTAGCGCTGCTGCGCGCGAGATGCGTAGGGCATGAGAGGATCGAGTTGTGGAGATTGCGGACGATGACTGGGTTTTCGGCTTCGATCACCCGCATAGCATAGGCTCGGCGCATACGGTTCCGTGCGAACAATGCAAAGAAGCGCCGGAGGAGAGGGGTTATCTCTTCGGGCCCGATGGAAAGCTATTGGTCGGGACCGCGATGCTGATCGTGGCCGAGGCTACCGAGATCGACTGGCGAGATTGCCTTCTGCGGCGCGGAAGCAGGTTCGCGTACCTGCTGCCAAGTCATTCTGCCTACTTCTACTTCGTGAGGCCCGATTAGAGTGCTATTTGAGCGGGTAATCGTCAACTGATGCCGAACAAGTTACTGACGCGCGACGAGTTTGTTGAGGAGGTATCGAAGCCGTTCCTGCGCGCGATCGTCACCGATCTGCTGCGCCACCCTCCGAAACCGGGGGAGGTCTTCGTAATCCAGCCGCTATTCGGAGATACTGCGGGGGCACTACTGAGCGCACCCGAAGATCCCGCCAGATATAAGGCCTGGATTGACGGGTTTTACGACGGTCTCGAAAAGCTGGGTGGCCCGACTCCAGGCTTTGACGTGCCGCCACGTCCGAGGCTGACGGCTGAAAGCTGAGAGCTAATTCGTTTTCGCGTTACACGCGATCTCGTCGATGGCCCGCGCGTCGTGCGCCATCGCGTTCGAGACCGTGGGGTTGCCTTCCATGACGCCGACGAAGCCGCCGGGCTGCCAGCAGCCGAGTGAGACAGTTCCCGCGCCCACCGCCATACAGTTTGTCGCGTCGATCAGAACGGCGTGGCAGCGCAGGCAGCGCTGGATAAGCCCATCGGGCTCGGCGGCGATGTGGACGGTCGTAAAGCTATCAGCCATCAGCTATCAGCTTAGCGTAGCTACATCCTGTCATAACTTATGAGGATTACGTCTCCTGTTTGCGAACCGTCGACCCAAATTTCATGGATCTTGATACCGCAGCGGTCCTGGCCTTGCGGCTGCGTTTTGTTGTACGCGCCGGCGGCCTGGCCCGCGCTCGGGCTACCGATCTCCAGGCTGAGGTCGTTCGCGTTCGTCGCGAGCGGCCCGGCGACTCGGCCTATGGCGATGCCATCGAGGATGTAGCCGAGGCCCGTCGAGCCATCCTTCATCTGAATGGAGAGCTGCCACGCAAACACTTGGTCGGCGGTCGTTGGGGCGCGCGTGGCGAAGGAAACTTCGGTGGCGAGGTTAACCGGCGTGCCGGCGGCGACGGTGACTCTGAAATTGTGCTGGCTCATGGTGTTTGTTCGAGGCTGAAAGCTGAGAGCTGATAGCTGATAGCTTTTTTCAAAAAAGTGAGGACGCGCGTTTGGGGATAGCGCGCCCTCGAGGGTTTTTACTGCGGGGAGTTGTGCTGCGGGGATCGTTGAGAAGCTGTCAGCTCTCAGCTATCAGCCTTCAGCTCGCGCCTACCCGCGAGCCGCGCTTAGCGCCCTTCGGGCAAGAACGGGCGGCTTCGTGACGCGGCTGAGGACTGATAGCTGAGAACTGACAACTTGTTTCCCTGGAGGCTCCGGGCCGCCAACCGGGTGAATCGTTCCACCGCGATCAGCAGACCGGAGCAAGCCCCAAGGAACAAACCCATTACAAAGGGACGGTTGTATAGAAAACGTGCACTCCCAACAGATTCGTAATCGTCGCCGCTGATGGAGTGGCCGCCCCCTGCAAAGACAGGGTGAACAGATACTTTGTCAAATCGGCGAGGATGAACGGGGTGCTAGGTGTGAACGCGATCGTATAAAACGCGCCGGCGGTTGTGATCGCGGTATTCGCCGAAGCGATCACCGGAGTCACGACCAGCGTTCCCGCATCCGCCCGTACCGGGGTAACGGTCGAGGCGGTTTCAGAGGCTCCGGGAGCGGGCAGGACAATCTTCGAAAAGACGATCGAGCCGTTGTAGGTGCCGGAAGCAAGTGTGTTGACTTGGGTTCCCAAAGCCGTGGTCTGGACTCCGTAGTCCGCGACGATCTTGGAAATCCAGACACCCCTGCCAGTCGAAGTGCGGAAGGGCACTTTGATGTCGCAGGTGTAGGTCATCGTGTTGGTTGTCGCCGAGGAGGTGGTGGCGACTTGCATCGCGTACACGTTCGACGCGCCCGTCACGGTAATGCCGAGCGTGCCGGCGTGGTCGGAGACCGAGGGAGCGCACGCCGCCGGATCGAGGTCGAACTCATTGTCCGTGAAGGTGTACATATCGATCGGAATCTGTTTGGTCCAGATGCCGGCGTTGACCTGGCCCGTTGCCGGGCAAGTCCAGATGGTCCCCGTGTCCACCGAAATGAAGGGGAGAACGGTAAGCGCGGTCGACGTGCAGCCGCCGGTAGGATCGTACTTTTTGAAATACGAGCCCCCGCCGACATACACGGTGGCGCCGCTCAGGTGCGAGACGGCTGCCGTGCCCATTGCGCCGCGCTCGACGGGAACCTTATAGATGGTTCCCACCGTGATGGGCGCGCTGTTCACGAGCATGACTTCCCTGTCCACCATGAGGTAGGTCTCGGGCGGCCCCAATTGGGGATCGCCGATGCCCCCCAGCGGGAAGGGCTGCAGGTTGCCGGTGATGTTGGTCGAGGCGTTGACGTAGACCGGGCCGGTAGGCGTGGAGGTGGCGTTGATCGCGCCGGGAACGGCCGCGGCAAGCGTGGTCGTGGTGATTGCGGCCTGGCCGAAGACGAGCTGCGCGCTGGCCGCCAGGAGAAGCGAGAGGGAGAAACTGCGGATGAATTTATTCATGGATTTGATTTCCTGTTCAGCGAACAAGCTGTCAGCTATCAGCCGTCAGCCGTCAGCTCGCGTTGAACGCGAGGCGCGGCCGTTTAAGCTGAGAGCTGAAAGCTGATAGCTGAGAGCTTTCTTAGGCGCTCGCCACCCGGCAGAGGAACTCGGGGCGAACTAGTTTCCATCCACCAAGCACGTCCACGCGAACCAGCTTCTGGTTGCCGCGGATGTCGTACCCTCGGATGAGTCGGCAACTGAGCCCGATCTCCTTGTTGTAGACTTCCTCGGACCATTCCATTCCACCCGGTTTTTCGAGGCGAACCACAACCAGAGTCATGGCATCCCGATGGAAGACCATGTTCTGAGCGGAGCTGACGCCGGAGATGTTGGCGAAGGCAGTCGAGGCGGTGTTGTATACCTTGATGCCGTTGCCGTTCGGAGGCGCGTTTACGACAGTCTGAAATTGCGACGTGGTGTCGTAGTTGATGTCCGGCGCGATGGGAATCGAAGCCGTTCCGTCCGAGGCCGAGAGCACATTGGCCGTGACGACGACAGTCCGGAGCGTGCCGGTGTCGCGCCAGGAAACGGGATTGACCCCGTTCATTCCGACGACGGAGATGATATCTCCCTCGTTGAGGACCTGGATTCCAGCGGTCGCTGTCCAGCCGGAGCTGAGCAGCGTGGAGCCCGACTGGTTCGCGCCGTTCACGACGGGCGTGCCGTTCACCAGGCCGATCAGTTGCCGGGCGATGTTCTGATCCATCGAGAACTTCAGGCCGACCGCTTGGCCCATCTTGCCGGTCATGTACTGATCGCCGATCGTTTTTGCCGGATTGAAATAATTCGGTCCAAATCCAAGCAGAGACGCTTCGTCGTCCGGTGAGACAACGGAACTCATCAGGCTATGCACCTGCGGGGTCGCGGTCTTGGCGAGCGCGACTTTGGCGGCGGTGTAGTTACTGAGGTTGTTGGCGAGCGTGCCGGCGGTTCCGGCAAGGTTGTAGGCGCCGCGCATGAGGTCGCAGCCTTCGCCGTCGATCATGTTGGCGATGATGCTCGAGCAGGGCTCGATGTACCGCTCGCCGAATCGCTCGACGGTCATGGTCAGATCCTGATCGGAGAACAGGAGATCCTGTCCCCACAAACGGTTGACCACGATGGGCACGACGGTCTCGCGCACATCTTCGGGCTTCATCGCGTCGCCGACGCGGCCACGAAGCCGGACGGGCACGCGCGCCGAGAAGGTATCGGTTGTATTCCGCTCAGTTCGTTACGCTGAGCGCGTCTGCCGTCAGTTGAGCAGCGCGGAAAGTCCGAAGTGTTTCTCGGCCCACGCTACTGAAGGCAGAACAGCTACGGGTTTCCCCGCAGCCTCGACCATATCATGGCCCCTGAACGGGGCCTCGGGCACTTCGCCGCACTTGCGGCTACTCGCTTGCGCGATGGCCTGTGAACCTTCTTGATGGGGGCAGACGCCGCCGTTGCGGGATCTGCCGAAGTTACAGTTCGAGCAGAGAATGCGATACCCAGGAGGGAAGTTGTTTTTAACGAGCCAACGGTACATCCAGTTGTGGCCCATTTCGGTTCTCTGTTTGTAACTGCGTATTTCCTTGATGTGATCTACAGTCAGGAACTTCATCTCAGTCTCACCACAGCATTCGCACTCTCGCCCGTAATGATCGAAAACGAGTTGCACGTACGTGTGATGTCTGGCTTTTTCTTTTGCCAGTGACCGTTCGTAAAACGCCGGGTCCACCGCGCAGCGCTCTCTATAACGCTTCATGGTGTATTCTGAGTTGCACATTTTGCAAGTGTTCAAAAGGCGACCCGCGCTTTTTGTGAAGAGTGTGGTGCTCTTCTCCTGCCCGCAAACCCTGCAAGTCTTGATGGTAGGTTCCATCTCGACCCGAGGGAGCGCCGCACGTTTGCGATACCGCGCCATGGCGTAGGCAGAAGCGCACGCCTTGCAGGTATTCAGAAGGCCTTTGATGTTACCGTTACCCTTCCGGCCATCCACGTATGTGGCGAATAAGCTCAAAGGCTTTTCCTGCTCACATACCCTGCAAGTTTTGACTGTTGATTCCACTTCGAAATACTATCAAGCTTGGCTGCTGATTGTCTATATATCCGCACACTTTTTATTAGCATTCGCGCCCGCCAGTTACGGCCACGCTGTAGCAGTGCGGCTTTAAGAGTTCCCAGCAATTAACCCGATTTGCAAATGGAGATTGCTCTCCACTGGGGCTATATGAGTACTAACCCTACCTTCTCATTCTCTATAGCAAACTTGTCCGAAAATTCCCGGTTGACATATTTAAATAATGTCAAGTTATTTTCGAGACGAAGCAAAGTTTCGTGGTCGATGGCCACGGGATTGAGTAACTCGTTAGACATTGAGGTGTGAGAGAGGAGCGCCGCGCGGCACGAGCCGCGGGCGCGCTGGAACTCGCTTCCAGCCGGGTTAAGCGGATCAAAGCTCTCAGCTCTCAGCTCTCAGCTTTCAGCCCAAACCCGCGCGTTAACGCGAGCTGATAGCTGATAGCTGACGGCTGATAGCCTATAGTCCTCGCATCTTGCGGTAGTTCTCGCCGCCCAGATCGCGTAACGCGGCTCGATTGGCATCGCTATCAACTGCGAGCGAGGCCACGGTGCGCGTGGTAGCGGCTGTGCGGGCGCCTACCGAAGGCGGAGGAGTGGGCTTGGGCGTCACTGGGGGTTTAGGGGCGGGAGGAGGAGGCGCCGCTTGGCGCGCAGGGCGCGGCTGGGGCGCGGGCGGCGGCTCGGGATCGAGATCCGGATCGATATCCGGATCTTCGACGGCGGCGGGCAGAAGCGCGGTGATGCGGTCGAGCTCGTTCGACAACGCGGTGTACGTTGCGCGGACTTGGCGGTCGGAAGGCTTCGCCGGCAATTTTACCAATCCGATGAGCTTTTGCTCGTCTGCCGGATGGGTAATCAGCCAGTGGGCGATCAGCGCGCCTTGGTCGCGGTCGCGTACAGCGGTCACGATGAGCGGCGGAACGACGACGCCGGGGCGGGGCGTGGACATGACTGTGTCGAAGTCGGCTACCGATTTACGGGCGATGGCAACGGATGCCTGCCAGCCCTCCTCTTCGACCGCCTTGTTCGTTTCGAGCTGTTGTCTCGCTTCCTCGGCTAACGTCCGCTGCGTCTCCGCGGCGGTCGTCTCGCTCGCGATGCGCTTTTGGCGCTCGGATGCGCGCTGTTCGTTGCGGTAACCGACTGCCCCCAACGCGGCAAGATATAGCTCGTACGAAGCATATTTCGAGTCGTCGTATTCGGGAATCGGTTCATCTTCGCTGACAACGGGCGCGTCGACTGCGGCCGGAGCGGGTTCGGAGCGAGGCTGGCCGGCCTTGGCTCGTAGTTCCGCAAGCTCGCGATCTTTGGCTTCGTTGTCGGTTTTGATTCGCGCAATTTCAGCGTCGCGCTTCTGGATCTGCCGCTTGTGCCGGCTCAGGGGCTGCGCCGGGGCGGGTGTCTCCTGTACTGGGATCGCCGGGTCCAAATCGGCGTCGGTTTCGCTCGCATCGGCGGCTGCCTCGACAACGGGCGGCGCAACATCGATGGCTGGCGTGGATGAAATGGTTGGATCGACCTGGGGCTCGGCGGGAATCGTCCCGTCCTGCTGCTGCTCGGTGGGTTGGTCGGTGAGCTCTTCGGTTACGGTGTAGCCAAGCGATTCGGCTACAACCCGGAGCTGGTCGGGGGTCTGACTCTTACTTGTGAGCACAACATCCGAGCTGCGCTCTTGGCGTTCTTGGTCGGTCATAAAAGAGGGTGTTGGGTGTTACCGTTCAAATACCTGAAAGGATGGTTGGCCCGTTTTGCGGCTCTGTGTTGGTCAGGCGCAAGCGTTGATTGCACGGGTCCCGCAAGGTTTTTCGCGGCTGAAAGCTGACGGCTGAAAGCTGATAGCTTAGTTACTATGCAATCTGTCTATACATCAGCGCTCGCCAGTTTCAAGGCCGCGCGCATCAGTGTGGCCGCCGACCTTGCCCAATGCGACATGGAGATCGCCCGCCTCGAAAAGCTCATCGCCGCGCCGCCGGGGCTGCCGAAGGACGCGGGCGTTATCCGCGAGAGCATGAAGACGACGACATTCGTCACCAAGCCCGAGCGCCGCTCAACGCATCGCGCGAGGGGCGCCGCGAAACCCGCGACCAAGAAGCCCGTCCAATCCGCCACAGCGGCTGCGCCGGCTCCCGCAACGCCGCCGCCCGCCAAGAAGCCCATGAGCGCCGCGCGGAAGAGGGCGCTCAGTATTTCGGCCAAGAAGCGCTGGGCGCGCGAGTCGGAGCGCAAGAAGATGTCGGCTACCCAATCGGCGCGCTGGGCCGCGAAGCACGCGGGAGAGAAGCGCTCGGCGCACGCGGGGCATCGGGCGGCGCGTTGAAGCTGTCAGCTCTCAGCTATCAGCTATCAGCTATCAGCTCCCAGCCGCGTCAGGCGATAGCCGCTCCCTGCCCGAGAGGGGCGGCGGTCCTCGCTCGGGTTGGCCCGGCTGGGGGCTGACGGCTGATAGCTTCCTATCCCTTTGATACCCGACAATCCACTGCTCGAATTCACGCATTCTGTGGATCGCTACGCGCTCGCCCTCACGAGCCAGATCGACAATCTGACGCAGGAGTGGTTCGCCCGTGAGCGCCAAGCCCGCGAGGGCAGTTACAGCCACGTCCAGATCGAGCAGTTACGAGACAACTGGATCAAGGGCGTCTATACCGCCTGCCGCGATGCGATGGCGATACAGGGTAAGGCGCTCGACGAGATGACCAAGCTCGCGATGCGCGCGGAGCGTGCGAGGCCGTCGCCGCCGTTCTATATCGAGAGGCCGAAGCCGGCTGAAGGCTGATAGCTGACGGCTGACAGCTTCTTATGGCCCCGCCGGCGCGGGCTGATTTGCCTGCATTTCCTGCTCGTGCTGTTGCTGGAGTTGAGCCAACTGAGCCTCATGCTGCTGTTGCAGTTGTTGCAACTGCTGCTGATGCTGTTGGTCCTGCTGCTGCTGCTGCTGTTCGTGCTGTTGCTGCTGACTCAACGATTGCGCATCCTGCTCGATAGTCATCTGGTCATGCAGCAGGTCCGCGCGCAGATTCAGTTGATGCTCGACCCCGCCGTAGTTCAGCTCCGCCAGCTTGTTCATGCTCGCGCTCTTCGACAGCGCCAGCGCGGCCTCGATCTTCGCCTGATTGGTTTGTGTCGCGATGCGCTCGCGCGATTCCAATTCGAGGATCTTGGCCTTGAGTGTCTGTTCGAGCGCCATGCCGGTTGCCATGAGATGCTGGATCACCTGCTGATCCTGGGCAAGTTTCTGTTGGATCTGGGGCGGAATCGGCGGCTGTCCTTCCTGGCCGTCCTGAATATCCGGCGGGCGTAAGCGGTCCGCGATCTCATCGCCGCCGGGGATATCGAGAGCCTTCACTACCAAATCCAGGCAGCGCATCATCGGCTGCGGTACGCTCTGCAGTAATCCTTGCATCGCCTGCGCGCCCTCGGCTCTGCGCGACGCATAGCTCGGGCCGGTGCCGATCGTGACATCGTAGCGGTCCGCGCCGATGTGATCGCGGCCGATTCTGAATATGGTTTGAACGCCCTTGTCGAGAAACTGGGAGTTGATCTGGACACTGCGCACCGAGCCATCGGGATCGTAGATGGTGAGCGCCCGCGCCTCGGAGTAAATATGGGGAATCAGGTCGATCTTGATCCGCGCGTCGTGGCGCTTCGAGCGGCGTAGGTTATCGACGTAGTTGTAGTGCGCGTTGTCGCCTTCGCGCTGTTGGGCGAGGATGGCGCGTCCGGACATCTCGGGGCCGGGCTTGCCGAGATTGGGATCCCACGTCGCTTGCGTCCCTTTGACGTCGTTGGCGGCATGCGCGATGGCTTCGGTGATACCGACCAGGCCGGGTTGCTCCGAGTTGATGCGCTTCGGCTCGGGAAGTAAATCGCCCGCGAGGTTCTTAACCTTGTATTCGAGGTAGGCGAGCGATTTTCTATTGGCGTCGGCCCATTTGAATTCATGCCCTTCGATCGAGCCTTCCGCTACCAGCCACTGCGAGATAGGAGCCAGGCCGATCGACTCAGCTTCCTTACTGCGCATGTAGTCGTACTGAAGGTTGGCGTCCATCGACGCCTCGATCTGGCCGCGCAACTGGCGCTTTTCATCGACGATGATTTCGCGCCCGAGAATCGGCGTGAACGGGATCCACTTGCCGGGCCAGTCCCACTGCTCCAGGATTTCCGTGCCCGTGAGCAATGCGCCCTTGACCTTGCGCCGGTCTACTTTGCGGGTCGCGATGACGTTGACGCCCGGGGGAACTTGATCGAGCGGTACGGCGGATCCGTCCGCGAGCTGCGCGAGCGTGCCCCGCTCCGTCTCGACCCACCAGTACTCCGCGACACGAATCGACTGTCCGCGAGGGAACCACTGCTGCGGTTTATCGCCGACGCCGGCGAACGCGATGGACGTAGCCGCCGCGTTGGGGTACAAATCGCCGAAGGTGTGCTCTTCCAAATCTTCGGTGGCGAACAGATACCGCATGTCCGAGTAGTCGAACTGCTCGCTCGCCGGATCCGGATAGATCGAGAAAGGATTGGCAACTCTGCGGTCGACGATCTTCTGCAGGAAGCTGTCGTCGTTTTCGTATTCGAAGCTGGTTTTCTTCCAGCCGCGCCCGATCTTGAGCGCGTGCTCGTAGGCGGTCATCCAACACGTTTGGCCGTCGGAATCCTGCTCGATGTTGCGGAGTAAGCCCTGCAATACTTCGGCTGTGTCCTTGTCCGCTTTTCCCCCGACCGGGCTAATCTTGGCCTCGGGCGGATTCTGCCGCATGTCGTTGATCGACTGATCGAGCGACGGGCCGATTAAATCAAAAGTGAGACAGGGCCTGCCTTTGCGCTCGTCCTTTTCGTTGCCCTTCCAGTGCTGTAATCCATCGACGAAGTTGAGCTGCTCGCGGGATTTCTCTCTCCATCGCGAGTCCCAGGTTTCCGCTCGCTGGAATCGTAAGTGGGCTTCGCGCAGTAAGGCTTTCTCGGGATCTTCTCCTGGGTCCGGTTTGTGCGCGACGATACGGCTCTCTCGTATAGGTGGGAGGCCTTTACCGATTTGGACATGAGGCGCGCCTGTGGGATCGCCGGTGGGAAGATAGGGAGTCATTTGAAGAAGCTGTCAGCCGTCAGCTATCAGCTATCAGCCGCGTTTCGCGCTGGGATTGGGCGTCCACAACACGCCCGAGACGGCATAGCGCGTTCCCGGCGGCGGTCCGCTGCGGTCGTAACGCACGCTGATACCGACTGGCGGGGTCATCGGGTTGTCGCCCTCGTAGTGGCAGCTATCCCCGTCCTGGCAGGGACAAAGCGGGTCGCCGTATTTGCAATCGGGCATAATCGAGGTGTGACTCGTCGCGGATTATTTGGCTTGCTGCGTGGCGCGGGCGCTGCTGCCGCTCTTCCCGGCGCTCCGATGCTGGCTGTCGTGCAGGCTAACTATTGCGCGTGCGGCGGCGCGCTGATGGGAGATCGCGACGAGAACGACGAGGTAATCGTCTGGTGTACAATCCCGCGATGCAGGTGGTTCCGCATCCCGCACAAACGCGCGATGGTCGCGCTCAAGCCTGTTGATCATCCACCGATCACCGACGACTGGAGGCCGTACTCGCGCGGCTGAAAGCTGAGAGCTGAAAGCTGATAGCTTATTGGTTAGTGAGCCGCACCCTCGACCGCGCCGACTTAGACCGATCGGTCTGCGCACATCCCGGTTGCACCGAGGATCACGTCCTGTACCTGGTTTGCCGGACTCACGGCTCTCGGGTGAGGGCGCGCTACGAGAAAGCGACGGGCGACGTCGTCGTCGAGTGCGCGGCCTGTAAGTCCGAGCTGGCGCGAATCCTGGTAGGATACCGGCAATGACCCGCGACTACAAACCCGGCATGACGCTCAACCCGGGCGAGGGGTTTGAGCTCGATGCCGGCGCTATCTTGCCGCCCGATGTTGCGGAGTTGGTCCGGCGCGGGCAATTGAAACTGGAAACCAGGCAGGGCCCGCAAGTCGAATACGCTCCGGGGAAGTATCGTATCGAGGTTCTGATTCTGCTCGACGGCCGACCGTTCGGAACTTTCGGAGTCAGCTACGAGTTTCCCAGCCGTTGGCAGCTATTTAAGTTGTGGCTGAAAAAGCTGAAAGCTGATAGCTGATAGCTGACAGCTTCTAAACGCCCTTCAGCTTATTCGCATCAAACTTGAATTGACGCGACGCCCGCGCGATGTGCCTGAGTAACCCGTCCTGATTGGGGAATACGAACCGCTTGGGCGAGTTCACGCCGGGCTCGACGCCGCCCGAGAAGTGCTCGACGATCGCGCCGTTCTTGGCGGGCGTTAGCTTGAGCTTGGGCAGCGCGGTTTTGCCGAGCGCGGGGAGGCGGAGGGCGCTCGGCATGGCGGGGATGGAGTTGGACATTTAGGGAAGTGGGACTATGCCTAACGCAACCTCGACGAGGCCGACCGCGTAGTCGTCGAGATTGTCGATTCCGAAATCCTTCTCACCGAAGCCGTTGCTGCGTAGCGCGTTTCGGCAGGCCATCATTCCCCCGTAATGATGCCTTACCCACCATTCCGGGTCGCTGCGCGCTTCGTTCTTGATCGTTTCCGCTACGTCGGAGGGGAACCAAGAGATGAGGAATGTAACAGCCGCGAACGCCTTCTGGCGGTCTAACTTGGTTACGTTGTCAGAGTGGAACTTGCGCCAATCGGTGGGCAGGTCTGGCATAGTCATAGAGAATGGGCTGAAGTGGCTTTCACCTACACATGCGCGCAGTGCGGTGGGACCTTCGAGTCCGATCGATCGCCCGGAGAGGCGGACGCGGAAGCGAAGCGCTTATTCGGCGCCGACGTTCTAGTAAAGGACTGTGACGTAATCTGCGACGTCTGCTTTAAGGCGATCTTCGGCGAGACGCCGTCGATTCATTAGCGCGAGCTGACAGCTGACGGCTGACAGCTGACAGCTTTCTTACCCGTGGAAAGCCGTTGCGATCGCGCGAGGGTATCGGCGGTAGACGGTACACCGCCGGGCATCGAGGCACAGCGGCTCGAGGACGGCGCGGAAGGCCCCAAACCGGTTCCACTTCCCGCTGATGGCGTTGCCGACGTGGAGCGTGTCGGCTACGCGGTCGAAGACGTCGCCGTAGATGATGTGGCCCCACTCATCGACGAAGCGGACGGTATCCCCGAGCCCGAAGTCGGGAGTTTCCAACTACGCCGCCTGCGCTTCGTCGCCGTCGTCGTCGTTGGCGGCGGGGGCTGCCTTGCCCTTTGCGGCTGTCTTGGGGAACCAGTCGGCCGTCTGCTGCGCGATGTGCGCGCCGAGGCCTGCAGCGGAGGTATGCACCATCGGCTGCGGGTCGGGCATATCGTACGGCTGCGTTCCGGCGGGCGGGTGCATGAAGGTCTTGGTGGTCGCGCCGTTGCCCGCGCCTTCGATCATGATGTGCCGTACTTTACCGGCCATCGCTTTCGCTTCCTTGCTCGGTTTGCGCTTGCTCGCGCGCATCGTGACTTCTTTGGACATTTGTGTGGGGTTCCTTGGGGAAAGCCGTCAGCTATCAGCTATCAGCCGTCAGCTCCGGACGCGCCCAACGCGGCTGAAAGCTGATAGCTGATAGCTGACAGCTTGTTTGGCGCTAAGCTTGAGGTGTGTTGTGGTTCAAAAAGCAGAAGGAGGCCGCCGTGGCCAACGTCGGACTGGTAAGTGAAATGGAGCAGTTACAAGAAAAGCGAGAGGCTATGATGGCCCTGGTTATGGCGAAGACGGCGCCGTTCCTAAGCTCTGAGCGATCGGCCGCCGCGTACCGCGAGATCAACGCGATGCCGGATAAATGGGCGAATTCACTGAACGAAGTATTCGCGGTTCACAACGGCGTCCGCATGCCGCTCATGCAGGCTGACTTCCAGTCGTGGGCTTGCGTCTGCGGAACCTTCGTCAGACTCGGTGTTCCCTTTTGTCCCGGCTGCCACATGAGCATCCAGTGGCAATCCGTCGCAGATCCCAGGCTCGCCCCTGCCCCGGTCCCCGCGCCGGCGCCGCAGGCCGCCGCGCTCGCCGTCGAGGAGCCCAGTGACGAGGACCGCTTCGCCATGGAGTACGCGCAACTGGCAACCAAGCTCGGCGTGGCCGCGCGGCCCAAAATGCGCGATCTGCGCCTGCGGAACCTGCTCGCTGAAGAGGGGATCAGCGTGTATCCGCTTGAAGCGGTCGAGCGGTACATGCGGTCGATCACGCCGCCGAATAAGGCTTGGGTATGGATGCCAGTGCGAGCGTGCGACGTAACTCCCGACGGTGGCAACCAGCACTACCTAGTGTGGGGCGTGTCGCGGGAGAATTGGCGCACCTTCAATATAATAGGCAAGGAGTTCCTAGGCGCGCAGTACTCGAAGCCCCTGCCCCTGCCCGTGCTCCAAACGATGGGCAATCTCGTCGAGCGCATGCCCGAGGGGTTGGTGTTTCTGGTAACGGACATCATCGATGTGCCGAAACCGGATCCATTCCTCGCTGTGCGGCTCAAAGACTCAACCGAGTTGTTTGTTATTGAGCGCTGGGACGAGCCAGCCTTTCGGTCAACAACTCTTTAGGCTGCTCCGGTCTGCTGATCTCGGTGGAAGGCGCTCACGGTTGGTTGCCGGAGCCTCCACAAGATCGCCGCCGCCGCGCGTCCTGCACGATGTAGCTTCCCTGCGCCGGATTCGTTTCGTAGTCCTGAAGCGGCGTCCACACTTCCTCGCCGTCCGCGTAGCGCACGAGCGCGCAGAGGATCTCAGCAGTGGAATGGGATGTAATCGGCAAACACAACCTCGCGCCTGAATCCGCGCCAACCGAACGCGAAGCCGTTCCAGAGACAGTGGTTCGGCATGTAGTAGCCTTCATGCGCCACGATGAACCAGAACAGCGGCGTCAGTATTGAGAGCGTGTTGCCGTCGAAGCTGATGAACCACTTGCGGCCCACGGTTCGGAGGTCGTATCGCCTCATCGGATGGGGCGGACTGAGCGCTAATAGCTGACGGCTGAGAGCTGACAGCTTTGTTTGTCTCAAAGTATAGCCATAACCGCGTGTTCTCTGACGCTCATGTACTTCTTATTCTCGACGTCGAACGCGCACGCCGACATCTCGTTGAACAGAACGCGATCGCCAATCTCGCACGGGATCGGCATGCGCCGCCCGCGATGATCTCGCGCGCCGGGGCCCACCGCGATCACGCGCCCGCGGTTCACCGGTTCCCTGGCTCCGTCCGGAATCCACATAGAGCCGGAATGCGTGGGTGGATCGAGCGGCTCGAGTAATACGCGATCGCCGAGCACGCGGGGCACGTTCGGCCAGAGCGGCGATAGCACCGCTTCGATGGCCTGCTCTTCGTAGAGGACGTGGCAGAGCTTCCACTTCTCGTCGATCTCGAACTCGGCCGAGCGCGTCTTGGTGGGCCAGTAGAGGACGCGCGAGCCAACCGTTACGGTGAGGGGAATCCAGAAGCGATTCGTCCAGGGATTGTAGCGGAAACGTTCGCCGGTGAAGGTGTCGTTTACCGGATCATAATCCTCGTTATACAGGCCCGAGTACCGCGTCGATTCGCCCGGACCGCAGGCGCGCACCACGCCCTCGGCGGGGACGAGCGAGTCATCCTTGCGATTTTCGGGCAGGAACACAACGGCGTGGCGCTGGTCGCGTAGCACGGGCTGGATGACGACGCGATCCTGGAGCGGGTGGAAGCGGGAGAGGAGACTCATAAGTAAGAAGCTATCAGCCGTCAGCTATCAGCTTTCAGCTTCGCGAAACGCGCAAGGGTCTTTGGCTGACGGCTGAGAGCTGAGAGCTGACAGCTTTTTTAGCCGCAGAGCATATCGCAGTAGATGGCCGCGGCTCGCATCGGCGTGTAGCTTTGCACTAATCCGACCAGCAGCCATTCGCCCCGGACGCAGCCCTCCCAGAAGCCATGAAATCCCCGCAAGCTTCCGATTCTCATCTTCGGCTTGCCCCACGGTCCATAGCGCTCGACAGGCCAGCGGTCCGCGAGGCTGAGCGTATTCCGCGCTTGCCCGCGGAGCTGCGCAAGGTCGACGCGGGCGTTAATCGCGAGCAGGCTCATACCTTCACGTAGGTCTGAATCGCGGGGAACGAGCCCGGCGGATCCACTTCGCGAACGCCCGTCGTGGGCAGAGCTTTGTGGTCTCGCTCGAAACACTCGCGAGCGGACACTCCGCGTCCCATCGCAGTGAGCAGCATTCGTTTGTTGATCTGCTCGGGGTCCACGCGGGCGTTGACGTGCATCATCGCGAATACGCTCATACCGGAATTCTGCGCTGCTTCATACGCGAGGCTGAAAGCTGAGAGCTGATAGCTGAGAGCTTACTGAAACCAGTCTCGCACTCTGCGCCACCACGAGATATGCGGCCGCCGCAGCTTCATCGCGCGCAGCGTCCAGATCCCGCCCGTGCAATCCCACACGTTGCCCGAGGGCAAGGTGATCCACGGCAATACGTATTGCTGGGTCGCCACGCACGTCGGGACAGGCGGGTTCCAGGGATGGTAATAATAGGCCGGACCGGTCCACACGAGCGAGCCCGCGACGTGCGATTGCGTGTAGGTGCCCTGGCAGCCGCGCCGCGCGTTGACGGTACGGCCTGCTACCCAATCCACGCACATAGCCTCTTGCTCGGTGAGCAAGATCCAATCGTTCGATTCGATGACCGGCGGCGAGCCGATGCCGCCCGAGGGTACGGGCAGATTGGTGTTCAGGACATTCGCCGT